GTACACGTAGCGCTGGATGAACAGCACGCCGCCGGATTGGTACGTGACAGGCATGCCGTCTGGCAATTCTGGTGCAGCACCAAAGCCGAACAGGACAGGCTCTTCGTGGTAGTTGCGGGGAATACCCTTAAACTCTTTGAAGACCTGCGCCCACTCGTCAGCGCGTTGATCGTAGATGCCGTTGAACTCTTCGTTAAGAATTGGTTCAACGATTGAACGGAAGTCTGTACTTCTCATTGGGGTAGCCATTGTTCAAGCCCTCCTTAGTACGCGGCCTTATCAGCGACGTTCTGATGTTCGCTGATTTGGACCTGAGCGATGACATACGTGTCACCCCAGTTGTTGTCGGGACCGGGAGTGATCCCGATGAGGCGGACTTGAGCGTTCGCAGCAGCCGAAGCGACGTCAAGCATCATCTGGCTGATGCCGACAACAGTCGAACCAGTACCGATGGTGGTGAAGTCATACTGCTTACCAATGTCGGCTACGTTCAGGGCAGCGTTGCTCTGGACTTCGTAGACAATGGTTGGGTCGAGCGTAACGTACGCAACGATGTCAGTCGCTGCAAGCGATGCAGTCCACTTGTTGGACACGCGACGGCGACCGTCACTGTCCGTGAACTCAACACCTTGGAAGGTGCCGATGAAAGCGGCACCGACAGCGGCAGCCACGATTGTGCCTTCCGTTTCGCCACCAGATGTTGCTGGCGCGATGCGGACGGGTTGGTTCTGCAAAATATTAACGGCGTAGCCTGTCTGGATCGAGAAGGCGGTAGGACGAACCGTGCCGCTTGGCGAGTAGACAGGACGTAGGCCGAACGGTTGTGATACCGAAGACATAGCCTTAAACCTCTTGTTAAATGGATGAAACCGTCATCAGTCGAAAAGACCAATGCGCGGGTTATGCTCACGCATCTCCATCAAACCGTCACCCTCGAACAACGTGCTGCCTGAACCTTCTGCCTGTTGCCGCATGATCTCTGCGGTCTCGGCCAGCTTGTTCTCCTCACGTAACGGAGCATCGTGGTGAGCTTCCTGCATAAACCTTTGATACAAGGTTTCGGGCAGCTTAAACGCGATCATCTCGTTGACACCAATCATCCCGGCCCATTCGCCGGTTTTGATTGAGGCGAACTCCATGCCCGGCACCTCCGCCGCTTTTATCGGCTCGTAACCGAGCTGAATGCGACGGTGGATAGGGTCACGAGGGTTCGTCGTCGTGAGCCAGCACATGTGATATCCCGGTATATTCGGTAGATCAGGTAGTGCGTCATTAAATAACTGCGCCCGGAACATCTCGAGCCGGTCGTCATCAGTCACTTCGCGATTTTCGATGACCTGTCGGTCCTCCATCTCGCGCGACTGCCGTCCTACACCGAGTTCCTTCTTCAAACGCTCATCAGTACTATTTGTCATGTTGTCTCACTCCGTTGTTTCAGCGAGCCGAACTTTTGTCGTAAGCCTGATAAGCCTTGAGCATCTGGTTACGACGTGGAACGTCATCCCAAATACCTGCGTCTATCATAGCCTGCTTTCGTTCGGGTGTCACGTATATTTCTTTCTTAGTCGAAACGGGCGCGTGCTCACGCGTCGTTCCGGTCGGGGGTGCCCTGCGTTTGCTAGGACTTTGGCGGGTTCCCACCTCGTCGTCGCCAATGCGCGCGGCCACGCGGCGGGTCAGTTCGTGCCAGTAGTCGGCGTCCTTGGGGTTGTACCCCTCGGCGGCGAGCTGGTTGTCGATGACCTTCGTGATGGCGCTGTCCTCGTCACGGCCGCTGGGGTCGTACCATGGGTTCGCGTCCATCCATTCCTTGGCGTAGTTTACTACGCGTGGGTCAGGGCCGGGGTTGGCGTGTTGCTGGCGGACCTGCTCCACGTGCTGCTTCTGTTGCCACAGTTGCTGCGCCTCGTACTGCGCCTCGTCGCGCAGACGCATCGCCGTTGCCACGTCGTCGCCGTTACCGGCCTCGACTGCGCGTGCGATAATCGCCTCGGCCTGCTTCACGTCGGCCTGAGCCTGCGCGATGCGTTGGTCGATGGCGTTTACGTTGCTGGCGAGCGTGTTGCCCTCGATGACAGAGACGCGGCGCAGTAGCGCATCGTTCTGTTCACGCAGCAAGGCAAGCTCGCGATCTGCGTGCTCCTTGGCGCGCTTCTGCCGCTCGCGCTGCTTCTGGCGCTTGACGTTGCTACGACTGCGGCTTGTGATTTCCTCGTCGCTGTCGTCTTCGCTGTCGCCAAGCCGCTCGTCGCCTTCGTCAGCATCGTCTTCATACTCGCTGTCGTCAGCCTCTTCGGTCGCGGCCTCCTCTACGGGTTCCTCGCCTTCGATGATTTCAAACTCGTCTTCACCGTCATTTTCTGTCAGTTGGTTGTCAGCCATATTCATGCTCCTAGAGGAATGCCTTGACGGCAAGCGGGTCACCAGTGACCCTACCCACCAAATCAAGATCGTTGAAGATTACGACGATGGCCTCATCTCCATCATCGGTCTTTACCGACCAACGGTCGCCGCCGTAGCGGGGCACGCGGACGAAGTCACCGACTTCGCACCACGACCCTTCGGGCCACTGTTCCATTGTGTTGCGGTTCTTGAACGCGAGGCTGCCGACGTCGAGGACTTTGGCGACCTGCGTGTTGTAGTGCTCCGTCTCGCGGACGTCGCCCGTCAGGATGATGCCACCCTTCGTCTTCGTCTTTGGCGTACGGATCTGGCACAGGACGCGCGAGCCGAATGGCTTCACGCCTGCGTCACAGGGTGGGAATGCCTCGTCGAGGCCGTCGTAACTAAACTCGACGCTGTTTCCATTTATCTGCATGTGTGCTCCTAAAATTCACGTTTGTTGTCCTCCGCGACCATGTCGATTAGGATTTCCTTGGCCCGCTGCAATCCAGCGTACAGGCCAACGGCGCGTCCATAATCGAACTCGGTCTTGCCGGAGGGCCTCTCCAGCGTCTCAACAGCCATCGCTGCCTGTTCTGTCTCGAGACGTTGGAGGAGGGTCTCTATTCTCATGCGGGTGTCTTGGGTGACTTAACCGGATGAGGCATGATGCCCATAGCCATTTTCTTGTGCTGGGATATGGACTTGTCGCTTGCCTTCGGGGTGTGGCCCTTCGGTGTCGCGGTTGTTGCATTGTTTGCCATAATAAGTTCCTTATGGGTTCGGGTTTATCCCAGTGCCCGTGGACACCGCGATGCGTTCGCCAGACATGATCTCGGCCTGCGCAAGCTGCATGGCCGTCTGGTTGTCTTGCTGGTTCATAGTCATGCGGGCGTTGAGTTCGGCCGACTTGCGGGCGTCCTCGCGGTCCTGCTTCATCTGCTCAAGCTGCTGCTCGATCTGGAGCTTCTGCGCCTGAAGCTGCATCTCGGCCTGCGTCTGCATCGCCTCGGCCTGCATCTTCTGGCCCTCGATCTGCACGGCAGTCTGGTCCTTCTGAACCTGTATCTGCATCTTCTGCGCGTCCATCTGCATCTGCGCCTGATCGCGCTGCATCTGCGCCTGCATCTTCTGGCCCTCGAGGGCGACGCGGGGATCAGGCGGCACTTGCGGTGCGAACTGCTCCATCATCGTCATGGCCTGCGCGATGACAGGCGGCAGCGCCGCGAACACTTCGGCCGCGTCGGTGACCACGGTCTGCGATGCCTCGGCCAGCATGCGGTCGAGTGCACGCTTGTCCTCTTCGCTCTCGAGGCTCTTCATGTCCTCTTTGATGTCGACGCCGGACGTCTCATCGGCCAGCTCAAGCACGGTTGCCGAGTACCACATCGCAAGGTGTTCCTTGAGGTGCTCCAGTATCACCGGCAGGTACGTCGGTGCGATAAGCTGGCTGCCGCCGAGCGCGGGGTTCGTCATGTACGCAAGGTGCGTCTTGAGGTGGGCGATGTGGTCCTGCTCGGGGAAGGCGGCAATCGGTCGGCCCATCGTGGCCTCGACGTTCTCGTTGACCGCGTTCTGCGCCTCCGGCTCATCCAGCGGGACAAGCAAATCCTGCGGGTTCGGGACGCGCAGCGTCTCAAGCAGACGCTCCTCGACCTTGCGCTGGTTGTACAGTTCCGGCAGCGCGGCGGCGCGCTGCGCCACGGCCTGCACCTGCGCGAAGCGTTGCGCCTCGCTGAAGATCGCGGGGTCGGACACAGGCACGACGTCCATCGGGCCTTCGAAGTCTGCGCGTGAGGCCAGCACTTCGCCGACCTCGAGCTTCACGTCCTCGTCGTCCAGATACATCGCGTTCAGGCGGTGCAGGATGCGCAGCGTGCGCGCCATTGAGCCGTGCAGACGTGCGTGGATCGAGGAGAACACGGTCATGCCCTCTTGGATCAGGGCGAGCGTCGTGCCGACTGGCGCGTTCGGGTTCTGGTCGGCGAGGTTGTCCATCGACGTGCGGACCACGCCCTTGCCTGCGTCGACCACAAAGCCGAGCAGTTGGAACAGGGTCGGCGACGGTGGGTTGAACGGGATGGGCATGGCCAGCTTGCGGACGTCGTCCACGTTGAGGCCGCCCTCGATCTCTTCGACCTGCGTCGGCTGGATGTTCAGCGACTGGCCGCCGCGTGTGCCGCCCTTCAGCTTGAGCATCGTCGGGATGTTCTGGATGTGCGCGCTGTCCATCAGTGCGCGCAGCGCGCCGGTCGCGGCAGCGGACAGGCCGCCGATCATGTGCGGCAGGCCGATTGGGTACGCGCCGCGCCACGGGATGAAGGGCCACTCGACGAACCAGTCCAGCGGCTCGCGGCTCTCGTCCTCTTCGTCCCAGTTGCGGTAGATCGCAAGCACCTTGCTCGATGGCTTGTCGATGGTGATGATGTACGGCGCGTTGCCGTTACCCTCAACGTCGGCGATGACGTGGCACTCGAACACGGTGCGCAGTCCGTCCTCGTTGTAGCTGGTGTCTGAGCGGCCCTCGATCTTGTCGTTGGCAACGTCGGCGCTTGAACGCTCAGGCTCGAGGCCCGGAGGCGTCAGGTCGACGTCGCGGTACATGCCGCTCTCGACGCGCTGCTCATAGTCGAGTTGCGTCAGGTACTGCACGTGCGTCTTGCGCTGCGCGGTGTAGAAGTTGGTCGCCGCGAAGGGCAGGTACATGTCGTCAATCATGACGGCAAGGAAGTTAGGGCGGTTGCGCGTCTCGTCCCACGACAGCTTGAGGTACTGCGCGCCGCCGAGCGGCACCTGCGTCATGAGCTGCTCAAGCTCGGAGCGGAACTCTTGGCTCTGGACGGTGAGCTGCCAGTTCATGAGCGCCGTCTTGCGCTTCGCCTTCTGCATCTTCTCCGCCGTGACTTCGCCCTCGATCAGATCCTTTGCCGGACCCTGCGGTGGTAGAAGCTCTTTGACGGCGCGTGCCGCGAAGTCGATGCACGCCTCGGTCATCATCGGGTGGACGACCTTCGATGCGCCGTTGAACTGCGCGCCGCCGGGGGCGTCGTCGCCCAGACCAGTGCGGCGGATGCCCTCTTCGTACTGCTCGTCGCGCTTCTTGCGCGCCTCTTTGTCCTTGCTGATCAGTTCGAGGAACTTCGACGCCAGTGACTTTAGGTCCGGTTCGGGCATAGTCTCTGCGAGGTTGTCGTAGAACTCGCTGTCGCCTGCGGCCGGTCCGGGTTCGTCGAGCGTGACGATAGCGCCGCCGTCTTCGGTGTCCTCAACGTCGGACACGTCCTCGCCGTCGAACTCAACG